TATAAGATCCACTAACTACTCTTGCTACCCATAATGCTGTTCCACCATAGTTAAAATAGTTAAAAGCTGCTTGAGAAGTTAAGTAAGAATATGAATCACCACCACTTACAAAAGTATCTCCAAACAATGTTGTGTAATCAGAGTAAGAAGTAATTAATGTTGGAACTTCAACTGGTCCTTTTACAGTTGGACCAATGATTGCTGCACCAGGAGGAACTGGTTGGCCAGCTAAGAATGTGTTATCTATTTCGCTAATTGCTACTCCAGGAGAAACTGTGAAATTTGCCATTTTATTTTTTATTATAAATATGAATATCTTTTTTAAAATGTACTACTAAGCAGGGAAAGTTGCACCTGTAGGTAATACATTAAAATCAAGAATAATAAATTCAGCAGTGCGAGTAGGTTGTAGATAAATTTGGCCTACTAATTGGTTTTGATCTACTACTGAAGGTGGATTATTTGATTCATCCATTACTACTCTAAATGCTGTTAAACCTTGTCTTTGTTGAACTGAGGCTAAGTAAGGATTTACTTGAGATAAGAAATTATTTCTAGTAATTACATTATTTTGCTCAAATACTAAAGTATCAGCTACTTGAGATATATAATTTTTAAGTTCAATTAATAAACGACGTACGTTTACACGATCTAAAGCACTAGGTTTTTTCTGTAGGGTTTTTTGTCCAAATACTACTACACCTGTATTAGGGAAAGTAGCAATTGAGTTAACATTACTCTCGTAAAGTAAATCTCTATTTCCTTGAGTCAATGAACGTTCTGCTTGGATAACGTTAGTTAATACTCCACGGTTAATACCAGCAGGAGCAAACCAAGGTTCAGCAACACTATCATTGAAAGCATATATTCCCGGGATCATAGTAGATGCAGGTACCCATACTTGTGTTCCTGTATTTGGGTCAACTGTTTTAACCCAAGGCCAATATGTTGCAGCATATGAGGTATCATATCCGGCGGCATTTGATGTTACTTCAAGAACATTTGCACCATATCCTACTAAATCAAATACTGTCATAGCATCTCCTCTATTTTGAACCGTAGAGATTATACTATTAATTACAGAAATATGAGAAGGATAATTTGCAGAATCTGCTATTAAACCAGGAGCAGTTAGTAAATTATAATTATATGCATCCTGATTAGATAATAAAGAAATAGATTGGGTATAAGCACTTGCTGGGAGTCCTTGAACATTTGTATTTGAAATATTTTCATAGTAATTACCTGCTGTACCTGTTGGAATATTTTTTCCAACTGCATTTCCAAATGATCCACTTGATAAATAACAAATAGAACCAGTGTATTCTGGTTTAGGGGTACCTAAATTATCTAAGTAATTTGGAGTAGTAACTTTTACTTGTTTAACACGTACATAACGTGAACGATTTTGATAATTACCTACTAATTCAACATAATATTCACCGGTTGAAGAGTCAAATTGAACAGTTTCAACTTGATTACCAATTACTTTTTCAATATAGTTTGAAGCAAATGGATCAAGTGATAAATTTGTCCAAGTTTCTAAAATAGATGGAGATATTACTGAGTCATTTCCTTGACGGATTACTAAATGCTTCAGTATTAGTTCCTCCTGAAAAATATGCAGTTGTACTTCCAGAAATATAATAGGATGAATTTCCTATAAGACCATTAGATCCTGTAAATGTTAATACTAAGTTAGGAGAGTTAACACTTGAACTAATGTATTGAAGAGATGAACTATATAGAGCTAAAGAACTACTAAAGCTTAAATGTTGAGAAGAAGTAACAACATAATTTGCAACTGTTGAAGCTGCAAATGACGAAGTATTAATATAAATAATACTAGAATTATTTACAACAGTTCCAGCTCCAGATCCTGTATAATAAAGTGTAACACCATTTATATTAAATGATCCTGAACCAACGGCTGCTAAACTAGCAGAAATAAATGTTAAATTAACATTTGCTGATGCTGAAGTAGCTGCTTTTGATGTTGGTATAGTTGAGGATGTTGCTGGGGTAAATGAACCACTTACGACACGAGTAACTAATAAGCTAGTACCACCATTATTAAAATAGTTGTAAGCTGAAATAGAGGTAAAATAAGTATATGTATTACTTCCGCTAATAAAAGTAGAGCCAAATTTATTTAAATAGTCACTATAAGTAGTACATAGGGTTGGAATACCTACTTTACCTTTAACGGTTGGTCCAATAATAGCGGCACCTGCTGTAACAGGTCCTTGAGTGATAAATGATTGGTCGTTCTCTATTGCTAATACACCAGGTGATACAATTGTTTCTGCCATTGTAAATAAATTATTTTATTATAAATATGGTGTATTTTAACCTAGATTACTCTACTGGGGTGATTTCACCATTTTCAGGGTTAATGCTAACTCTACCATATGTGTTAAATACCGATTGGGTAAATTCTTTTTCTTTTTCACCTAGTTCGGTTAAAAATTTTTTCGCGTTATCATAACGTGATTCCAATTGGATTTTAACTAATTCAATTTCTCCCAACTCAGCAATAAGTGCTTGGGTACTTGTTTGAATTTCTTTTAACGTGTTTTTTTCTTCTTCTGTTAAAAACTTTTTTTCTGAAACGATTGACATAATTTATATTTTGAGGTTTAATGTACTAAATAAGATTTTACTCTCCACTTCCTTCTTCAACTACTGGTGTTTCTGGTTCTGGTTTTGGTTCTGGAGCTGGTGGGTTATATTTTTCAAATGTTGATTGGGAATTGATTTCATTTGCATCTTTTAAATTATCGATTACAAATGTATCTAAAGCATCAATCAATTGTGAATATGGATCTGTGATTGTTGGATCGTATGTTAAGGTTGACTTGTCAATATTTTCATATCCAATCGCACCGTTATCTGCAATGTAAACATCCATTTTGATCATTCCAGCATATGCTAAATGTGGAACTAATGTTAAAAGTGGGGATTGATAAATTAATCCAGTTGTGGTTGATTGAAATAATCCTGTTACTTGTACTGCCATTTTATTTGTTTTATTCTAAATATTATTTTCCTTGTGAAACGTACGACTTAACGTAGTTTTTACTATTTTTGTTTTTACTAATTTTTGACTTTGCGTGAACGCCTGGTCTTTTCTTTTTAGGTTTGCCAATAAATGAAACTGAGGATTGTGTTTTTGCTTTTGCTGCCATTGTTATAGATTATTTAGATTATTAACTGTTTCTGTAGTAATGATAACTTGTGCTTTGCTATTGTATTTTTTAATTGCTGTTACTTCTTTTTGTACTGTGTCTGGGACAATATAGCCAAACATTTTTAATGTAAATGTACCTTTAATAATGCGATTTGTTGAATCAGATATTTCGATTGCTGTAGAAAATGAATCAATAGATGCTTTAAATTTAAAGCGTTCTGGATCCCCCCAATATGAATCGGAAGCATAGTTGATTGCCTCAATTACTTTATTCATTTGCTCAACATAGTATGTTTGAATAGCACATGTATACGTTAAATTAACGTAGTCAGGTACTACATTGACAACGAATTGCTCAACTGGTTTACGGTTTGTTAATACGTCAAAGTTTGAGTAGCCATTTTTTGCATTATATCCTTTTGCCCAAGAAGTGTATAGGTGAGGGTGGTTGGCATCTAATTTATTTGTAAGAGATCGGTTTTTATCGATTGTATCTCTTTTAAACATGATTAGTGGGGCCATTATAGCACCGTTTTTGTCTTTGTAGTATCCGTCTTTTGATACAGATTTCCACTTTTCAGGTGAGCCATAAATTACAGGCACTTCAATTCGTACACCATTTTGGTAAACAAATGGGCGTATAACATTCTGAAAATAGAACATTATAGATTCGTCTATATCTTGTAGACCTACAGTAAATGGTTTAACAGTATCTCCTTTAAAGGACATCTGTTCGGAACGGTTAAAATCAACACCACTTTGTTTTGTTGGGGTAAATTGATTAAATTCCGAAGGTATGTTTGGATTATCGTAAGATTCACCGGTTTCAGGGAAAACATAAGGATCCACCTGATCATTTGAGATCTGGAGTTGGCTTTTTGGATTTGGTTTTCTAGCTGAAGGCATATCTTATAGTCTTTCTCGGGTAATTTGGACTTTGTCTGCAGGAACATAATGACAGAAACAGATAACAGAATAATCTGATCCGTAATCTTCTAGTCCTGGATTTAATGGGTTTTGATCATATGGGTAGGCTGGGTCTTTTCCAACAAATAATTGATTTTCATTGGTGTTGTCTATTTCCCAATATGAATTTTCCCACATAATTATATCTCCTACATCAGGAACAATATCTGCTCCATAAGGGGTTCCATTATAGTTTCCTATATCAGGACCACCACCAGAGATAACAGGATTTTTACCACGTAAATCGTCACGTAAAAATCTAAATTCCATTGGACGATCGTAATCTACACCAAAATCACTAACTGGGGATTGGTTGTCGCCTCTTACAACTAAAGTATTAAGTAGGATAGGTTCATTGTAATATCTAGCACCTGCAGCCTCACCATAAATGTTTACTTTAGTTTGGCTATCTATTAATTGATAATACACACATTGTTGGGTAATAATATCCCACATCAGCTCACGGCTAAGGTGTCTAAATAAGGATACGTCTCGTTGTGTTCCAAATAATGCCATATTATCCTACAAAAATTGTCATTGGTACGTCGTTCAATATATTTTTCTGATTTTCTGCTTCAGCGGCTTTCTTTTCAAGTAAAGCTTTACGTGAAGTAGAATCCAGGTATACTCGTAAGCGTTCAATCAATGCTGTTCTTTCATTTGCTGCTGCAGTAATTAAATCACTTTGGTTTAATGTGATTTCAGATCCTGGGATAGGGATTGTTGAATATTTTCCACGAACATAACCTAGCATTTCTTTTGCAAGTGCTAAGGCATATTCAAATATCCAAGAGCGTCCGATTGAATTGATATTAGAGTATGTTGGATTTTCATACGGTACATCTCCAGGGGTAGCAATTACACTACCACTAACATTAGCATATGGTTGACGTGTATCGTCTAATTTTACATATTGAAACCATAATTCGTGGTAATGTATAACCGGAATAGGGAATATTTTAAGTTGGTTGTTTACCAATTCAAATGTATATTGCGATTTACGAATTTGATCATTAAGTTCAATTGCTTGGATTTTCTGCAAGTCATAGTTAATAGGCATCAACATAAAGTTGATTGCAGGAGAATATGAACCCCATCCAAAGCTATCTAACATCTGCATCATACCAGTACCTGTACCTGCGTATGGGTCAAAGTATCGCATAATTGCAGGGGGTGCTTCATAATAGATGCGTTTGATTTCAATACCACCTGAAATGCTTTGGGAAATCGCCCATTCATTCATGTCGTATTCTTGTTTGCCTGCTTCTAATCGAATAGAACCACTATGATAAGTTACTTTACCTCCAACACCTGCTTCGGTTCCATATTGGTTTGAGAGAAGTACAACGTTTGCTAGTGTTTCTTGCACTAGTTTGTTGTTTGCAGGGGCAATAGTCATTGGGTTTCCTTGAAACGTCAATAAATTGTCTGCTACTTGGTAGGCATACAATTCGTTTCCATAAGTAGTTACGGCATCTTCAAGGGCAGTATAAAAGTTAATGTCCTGTAATTCAACTTCAACCAATGGATATCCTAGACGTTGAGCAGCAAATTTTGCAAATTTGTCAGCGTCTTGTTGGAATTGATAATCGTTATCGTAAAATCCGAATGGTGTATCGCCTGGGAAGAAACTACTTGAACCTGGCCAAATTGATATATTCATTGCCTAACTATTTTATTATAAATATGAATAAGAATATCCTAATTAATATAGAGCATTCCAGGTACTTCCATCCCAAAAATATGGTTTTGGAGGGGTACTTGAAGATACAGCAAATGAACCCGTTGGAATTCCTGTAGGTAATGGATTTTGTGGGGTTAATGTTAATACATTATCTATTCTAGTAGAACCGGATACATGTAATGAAGCTGATGGGTTAGTTGTGCCAATACCAAAATTACCTCTTTCAATATAGGATTTAGAATTTGTAATGTTATACTCAGTAACTGTAAAGTTTTTGATTTCCCATACATTCGATAAATCGTCAGTTGACACTGCACCTAAGTTACCGGCGCCATAACCAGCAAAACCTGATCCAGTTATAGAAGAATCTGTTGTTGATAAAATTAATCTACCGGCATTTATTACAAATATATTGTTACCAACTACACGTAATGATAAATCAATATTTGTACCAGCATATGAATACCCAGCAGTGCCTAAAGCAGTCCATACACCTGCTACTTTTTTGTATAAAATGCAGTTAGCAGCGGTTGTTGACCATTTGACAGCATAAAAATTATTAAAATCTAGAATTCGGGCTGCTAGCCAGATATTATCATCGGCAGATGTTTGAACACCCATTGTAAATTTAACTTCATAATCAGGTGTTGACATTGAAGCACTAGCTACATATAATGAACCTGAGTTTGCTATAGTAGAAGTAGGGCCGGATTGTCCCAATCCTCCTCGTACACTTATTGTTGCTGCCGTAGATCCTGAATATATTCGTTGCCAATTAGATCCAGTATTTGGGGTATGTAAAGTTAATTCTGTAGTGGATACTTCAGTAAATGAATCAAAAAATACAATATTTCCATTAGGTAATTCAACATCACCTACAATATTATTACCTACTTGTAGTGTTCTATAGTTGTATAAAGAACCATATGAATAAATCTCAGCAGCAGATGAAGTTAAATATGTGGTTGGGGTAAGTAATCTACCCGAACCTATA